GAAATATAAAGAACATTTTGAAAATTTTAATTACCCTTTACATATATTTCAAAAATGGGCGATTGAAGGAATTGTTGAAGGCCAACACGTATTATGCTGTTGTCCCACAGGTAGTGGGAAATCATTGCCAGCGGAATTCGCGCTAGATTATTTTCACTCTATCGGTAAGAAAACTATCTATTGTTCGCCAATTAAGAGCTTATCAAACGAGAAATTCAACAATTTTACGCAAAAATATCCACATATAAGTGTCGGTATCATTACCGGTGACGTGCGTTGTAATCCAAATGCTGACGTACTTGTTATGACAACCGAGATTTTATTAAATAAACTTTACCAAATGAAAAGCGATAATCAAATTAATTCTTCTGTGTCATTTGAAATGAATATTGAAACTGAATTAGGGTGTGTTATCTTTGACGAAATACATTATATTAATAATGCAGAGCGTGGACACGTATGGGAAAGCTCAATAATGCTTTTACCACGACACATTCAAATGATAGGATTATCCGCTACTATTGATGCTCCTGAAAAATTTTCACAATGGCTTGAAAACAGAGGTGATGAAAAACAAAGTGATAAGATAGTTTATCTTACTGCAAAAAAGGATAGAGCAGTTCCACTAATACATTATTCATTTATTACAGCAACACAAGGCATTTTTAAATCAATTAAAGATAAAACCCTTAAAGAAGAAATTAAAAATATTATTGATAAACCTTTTGTCATACAAGATGCCAAAAATAAATTCAATGATGAACAATATTTGAAAACGGATAAAATGTTAAAATTATTTGAATCAAAAGAAGTTCGTATTAAAAGATCGTATGTGCTTAATCAGGTAACCAAATATTTAACCGAAAATGAAATGACACCGGCTATTTGCTACATATTTTCCATAAAACAAATAGAAATTTGCTCTAAAGAAATAACAATCAACTTATTAGAATTTGATTCAAAGGTTCCTTATATAGCAAAAAGAGAATGCGACAAAATTTTAAGAGAAAAATTACCGAATTTTGAAGAATATTTTCATTTACCAGAGTATTTAACATTAGTTGCTCTTTTGGAGAAAGGTATCGCTACACATCATTCAAAAATGCTTCCTGTGTTAAGAGAAATTGTAGAAATATTTTTTGCCAGAGGATATATTAAGCTACTTTTTGCAACAGAATCTGTAGCCATTGGACTGAACCTTCCCATTAAGTCTTGTATATTCACTGATATTTATAAACATGACGGATCTTCGTTACGAATTTTGCAGGCTCACGAATATACACAGGCTGCCGGACGAGCTGGGCGCCTCGGACTTGACACAGTTGGCCATGTAATTCATCTCAATAATTTGTTCCGCGATGTAGATTCCGTTGCATACAAAACAATGATGAATGGCAAACCGCAAACACTGACATCAAAGTTTAAGATTTCTTATAATTTGCTATTGAATCTGCTTGATATTGGTGATAAAAATCTTGTAAAATTCGCTGCCCGGAGTATGGTAACAAGCGACTTGGAAAACCAAATGACGGAACTTGATAGAAAAATCGTCACACTAAAAGGAGAAATTGATAATATGAAAACTTGCACAGCAAACTTAAGAACACCTGGAAACATTTTGAAAGAATTTATGGATTTGCAAGAGCAAAAGGTTAGATCTGTTAATAAAAAACGCAAAGAAATAGAGAGAAAACTACAACATATCTTGGATAATCATAAATATGTAGAACAAGATAGCGTAACAAATCAAAATTTATTTTTAAAGCATGATGAGGTAGACAATTTACAAAAAGACTACGATTATGTAACTTCCTATATCAAGACGGGAGTTGGGAATGTATTAACGCTTTTAAAGGAAGAAGAATTCATCCAAGGCGATATACAAGATGAAGCCAGTTTAGAACTCACGTTAAAGGGCAAAATGGCCTGTCAATTAAGAGAAGTTCATTGTCTAGTGTTTGCAAAATTATTAGAAGATAACAAAATAGATGAATTATCATCTAAACAATTGGTCGCATTATTCAGTATTTTTACAAATATATCGGTAGGTGAAGAAGTCAAAGATTATTGCCCGAATGCAGATGATGATACAGTCAAAATAAATGTAAATTTGCTCGCTATTTTGTATAATAAATACCGCGATTTAGAAATTAAGTATAATATTAATACTGGTATTGACTACACAATTCATTATGATTTATTAAATTATGTGGAAGAATGGTGTGACGCACAATCAATAGAAGAATGTAAATGGGTACTACAGAAATTGGGCGAAGAAAAACAAATCTTTTTGGGTGAATTTGTCAAGGCGCTACTCAAAATAAATAATATTTCAGCTGAAATGGAAAAAATTGCTGAACTTACCGGAAACATTGCCTTTTTAAGCAAATTGAAGGAAATACCTGCGATGACTATGAAATATGTGGTAACAAACCAGTCGCTATACGTTTAAACCCACATTTTTACACATTCATATTTTTTACACTTTTAGATAGTTAAGAACTCTTATTATTTGTAAACCTAAAAACCTAAAAACCTAAAAAACAAAAATATTAAAATAATATAAATATATGGATGCTAAATATTTATTTTATATTACATTAGTAATTTCAATTATTGTTCAAATAATAACAGGAATAATAGATATAGGAGCATTTTTTGTAAAAGTCCCTACGATGTATTCAATAATAAAACAATTACTAATAATAGAGTTAGTGGTTCAGTTTTTGGAAGGAACATTTTATGTTTGGTTAGCTTATAATTTTACCAAAGCATTAAATGTTACGCCAAAAAGATATATAGATTGGGTTATTACAACTCCAACAATGCTAATAACATTGATGACATATTTAATTTATTTAAATAAAATGGCAGAAAATACAACAAATAGATTGGATTTTTTTACACTTTTTAAAGAAAATTCAAATATTTTTATACCTGTAGTGCTTTTGAATTGGTTAATGTTATTTTTTGGTTATTTAGGTGAAATGAGGATTATCCCTGTTTTACTTGGAGTATTTCTAGGGTTTATACCATTTTTAATTTATTATTATATCATTTATGTAAATTATGTAACGCAAAACACAAGCGGATATTTATTATTTTGGTATTTTTTCTGTTTTTGGTCTTTGTATGGTTTTGCAGCAGTTTTACCTTATTATGTTAAAAATTCATTTTACAATATATTAGATTTGTTTGCAAAGAACTTTTTTGGTTTATTTTTGAGTTATATAATATTTTCTGGTAATTACTGAAAGAAAATTATTTACGCCCTTGAAGAGTTTAATTCAAAAATATATAATTTTACAAATAATATAAAGCTAATATCATATTATTTGTAAAATGCATTCTTCGCTCTGTTTGGGTTTAATTCTGCAAAGTTTTTTTATAATGACAGTGTGTAATAATTTCACAACTGTATCTGAATTAGATTTGTCAAAATATATGGGTCATTGGCATCAAGTTTACGCAGCACCATTTGATTATGTTTTTCAAGGTTATGGTAAATGTATAACTGCTGACTATGAAATTACCGGTTCCAATAACGTTAGTGTTTTGAATGCACAATATAACACACACGACGAATATGAAGAAATCAAAGGATATGCATTTTATAAAAATATTAGCGAACCAGGACAGTTATCCGTTTATTTAGAAGGGACACCAGTCATTGCGCCTTATTGGGTATTGCATTTGGGAGCGGTTGACAATAATGAGTATCAATATAGTATTATTTCTGTGCCACACGGACCATCACTGTGGGTGTTGGCTAGAAATGTCCTAAAGTTTTTTTATTTATATGACGATGAAGTAAAGAAAATTTTAGATAAATATCAGTTTAAGTATGTTATAGTAGAACAAAATTGTTGAAATATTATTGTTAATAAAGTTAAAATATTATTGATGTAATAGATTAATTAAATGTAATAAATATATTTAAAAACTTAATTTTACATATATTATGAAGATTCTAGATGACGTTAAATTGGATTATTCTGATGTTCTCCTCCTTCCAAAGAGGAGCCAGTATTCTTCTAGATCAGAAGTCTCTTTAGAGAGAACGTTTAAGTTCAAGTATTCGCCCTATACTTGGACAGGTGTTCCAATTATGGTAAGTAATATGGATACCACTGGAACCATTGAAATGGCACTTGAATTACAAAAGCACAAGGTTCTAACGTGTTTGCATAAATATTATACAGTAGATGATTTAAGTGGTGAACCAATTGATTTTAGATATTGTGCTGTATCAACAGGAATTAGTGATAAGGATTTGCTTAACTTAGATGAAATCGTGCGAACCGTTGATGTGAAATTTATTTGTGTGGATGTAGCGAATGGTTACATGTCCAAGTTTATTGAAAAATGCAAAGAAATTAGAGAGAAATACCCGGATAAAATTATAATCGCTGGTAATGTTTGCACATCCCAAGGTGTATTAGATTTAGTAATGAACGGTAAAGTAGATATTATAAAAGTTGGTATTGGAAGCGGTAGTTGTTGTACCACTAGAAAACAAACCGGAATCGGTATGCCTCAATTTAGCGGAGTGATTGAGTGTGCTGATACGGCTCATGGACTTGATGCTCATATTATTAGTGATGGCGGTCTTCAAGTTGTCGGCGATTTTTCAAAAGCTTACGGAGCTGGGGCGGATTTTGTGATGAGTGGATCTATGTTTGCAGGTCATAATGAAAGCGGCGGTGACTTAATTCAAGAAGGCGACAAAAAATTCAAAATATTTTATGGAATGAGCTCCGCCAATGCTATGAATAAATATAGTGGCGGAGTTGCAAAATATCGTAGTAGTGAAGGTAAAGCTGTAAAAATTGAGCATAGAGGACCAGTAGAAGAAACCATACTGAATATCCAGGGAGGAATCCGTTCTTCTATGACGTATTTAGGTGCAAAGAAAATAAAAGATATTCCAAAATGCGCAACCTTCGTAAGAGTAAATCGTCAATTAAATCAAATATACAACGGAAAGGAAGTATAAAACTAAAAAATATAAAATATAATATATATGAAAATAGTATTTAGAACTGTATGTTTTCATTTATTATGCATTATAGCTTTTTCATTTTTATATTTTCATAATGAACATGATTTTCAAGTCCCAATTAGTAAAAATGTGTCATTTTTAGATTATTTTCTTTTAAGTACAACTATTCAAGCAGGTGTAGGTATTTCAAGTATATATCCGATTACTTCTTATGGTAAAATAATAATGATTGTACAACAAATTATAATGATAATGACGCATGTTTTTACATTGTATGTTTTTAATTTATAATACCAAAGTATTTTATTTCATAATTGGTATTAGCATTTAAATATTACATGTTTTTTATTTATAATGGAAATCATAAATAAAAAATATACCTTATTGGACAAAATTGGTGAAGGCTCATTTGGCTCCATTTACAGAGGTCAAAATATAAGAACGATGGAATATGTTGCAATAAAAGTAGAACCAATAAAAAACGAAACCAAGTTGTTGAAAAATGAATCCACCATTTATCAATATTTAAATAATAATCCGGGCATTCCTTCTGTAAAATGGTTTGGTAAATGCGATACAAATTATTATATGGTAATAGACTTGTTGGGTCAATCATTACAATCATTGAAGAATAAGATTGGAACTTTCTCTCTAAAACTGATTTTACAAATCGGAATTCAAGTTATAAATTTACTGAAAACCATTCACGATAAAGGATTAGTTCATCGTGATATAAAACCCGATAATTTTTTATTATCAACAAAGCCAAATGATAAAAATATTTATTTGATTGATTTTGGTTTTTGCAAGTCTTATTTAATAGATGATGACAAACATATCCCTTATAAACAGACGCACAATTTGATCGGAAGTAATACATACGCAAGTATAAATGCGCATAAATTTAGAGAATTAAGTAGGCGAGATGACTTAGAATCATTAGGATATATGTTGATCTATTTTTATTTAGGGAGTTTGGCGTGGCAACAACAACAAGAAACACTAAATACAAAAGAGAGAATTGTGTATTTAAAGCAATTTATAACAGAAACAACTCAGTTACCAGAAGTTTTAAGTGTATATATGAAGTATGTTAGAAACTTGGCTTTTGAGCAAACGCCCGATTATACATTTATTACTAATCTGTTCAAGAGAGAATTAGAGATTATACAGAAAAAAATTTAAAAAGATATGTATAATTAATATTAAATGAGTGACAAAACCGGGTATGACAAAATGCCAGATTATATTGAATCGCTATTTCACGTATTTAAATCCATTAATCAAAAGGCAAATGCGCATGAGGATAACAGATCTAAAATGATTGGTTTAATGATTTATAATTATACAAATAAGTTGGCAAAGGATAACAACGTAGATTTAAAGACCATAAAAGATGCTGAAACTATTAATTTGATACCAGTTTTTGAATATATTTCTCATAACAATATTGAACTATATGATTTTACAAAAATACAAGTAACAGATGTGGATATAACAAAGAGGGAAGATTTAGAACGATTTGTTTTGACCCATGTTTATTACATAACGCAAAAATAATTTATTTTAATAATATATAATGTCAACGGAGTCGGCTTTAGATATGTTTGATAAACAACATGCCCTGCTTAAGTCTATTAGTGCGTTAGAATTAGAGCTGCTTTCATATAGGGCGCCTCCTCAACTAGTAAAAAACTTAGCAGATTTAAAAGATTTAATAAATGCAAAAAAATTACGTTCGGAAGATTATTACGAAAGATTTCAAGCTATTAGTTCTAAAATTGAAGAATTAATAGATAGTGACCCTCTAACTGAAAGATTGTTGCGATCACTACTAGAAGATATTCAAACAAAAGCTGAAGCTTATAAGCCATTTATGCTATCTGATAAACAAACTGGTGGTAAACGTAAAACAAGAAAATCTAGAAAATCTAGAAAAAGTAGAAAGTCTAGAAAAGTACGACGCTATTAATAATATATTTTTATACAAAAAACTATATAAAGATATACATTTATAATACATTATAAATATGTCATCTAACAAAGACGTTGTTACACCCTCTTCTGCTGAGCGATTAGTAGGCCGTGTTAAGTGGTTCAATAACAAGGCTGGATATGGTTTTATCACCGTTACTGATGGTGATCGCTCAGGTTCTGATGTTTTCATTCATCACAGTGCCATTGAAGTTGAAAACCAACAATACAAGTATTTAGTGCAAGGCGAATATGTTGAGTTTGAATTGGTAAGAACTAGTTCTACCGAACACGAATGGCAAGCATCAAATGTAAATGGAATTAAAGGAGGTAAGCTAATGTGTGAGACCAGACGCGAATACAAGATTGCCCGAACTACTTATAGGGTTGAAAAAGGCGATGAAACACAAGCACCAGTAGAAGCTGTAGCTGCCACTCCTAGACAGCAAAGAGCACCTCGCGATACTACATCCGCTCCTAGACAACAAAGAGCGCCAAGAGCTCGCGGTGAAGGTCCTAGAGAAGGAGGAGACAAGAAGGAATGGACCCTCGTATCAAATAAGACCGATAAAAAGGTTCGCAGTAAGCCCACACGTCAGGGAGCTACTGTGATCACCATTGAATCAAAGTAAAAAATGTAAAAAATGTAATAATATAAACTAAAAATAGTGTAAAAATATACGATTTAGAAATTTCAAAAAATATTTTATTAACCTATTTTTTGAAAAACTTAATATATTATAATATTATATAATGACGGGCATAGATGAAAATAAGGTTGCTGGTGGAAAAAGAAAAAACGGTCACTCTTTAGATTGTGAGTGTCATATTTGTGAGAACATGATAAATAAGGCAAACAGAAATGGCTACACAAAAGATGCGAAAAAAAAGGAATTACAAAAAAAAGGAGCTGTAAAGAAAAACGGTCATAGTCTTGATTGTGGTTGTCCTATTTGCAAAAATATGATGGCAAAAACAAAAAAACATCATAAAAAACAAAAGGGAGGAGATGATTCTGATTCTAGTTCTGATTCTGATTCGGATTCTTCGTCAGATGAAGAAACAAATACGGAAATGCAAGGCGGACGTAGAAAGAAAAAAAATAGACATAAATTACATTGTAAATGTCCTATTTGTAAAAATATGAAAAAGTCAAAAAAGGGTGGCGAAGACCCTGATCCTGATATAGAAAATCAAAAAGGAGATATAGAAGAAGGAGGAATAAAGGGAGAAACCTCAGCATCAGATGCTGAATACGATAATTTAGAAAATATTCGGGAGGCTGATACAAATGCTGCAAATGCTGCCGAAAATACTGCCGCTACAAATGCCGCAAATGCTGCGACAAATGCAGAAAATGAAGCAGCAAATGCCGATGCTAATGCTGCTGAATTAGGAGAAGCAGGACCAGGTTATAAAGCTGGCGGCACGCGTAAAAGAAGAAGATCTAGCGGGTCCAAAAGAAAATATAACAAAAGAAAAGGCCGATCAAAAAAGAGATCAAAAAAGAGATCAAACATGTATAAAACTCGTAAAAACAATGGATCTAAAAAATCTAATGGACATAAAGAAATATGCAAATGTCCTATTTGTATAAATATGAAAAAATAAAACCAATCATTGCATTTATATAAATAATAATATTTATATGTTTGGCTCTTACTTCGCTAAAACCTTTTTTAAAGGTTGGTTTATATGTTTGGCTCAACCTTTTTTAAAGGTGGATAAAGTTAAATTTTAAAAATTAATTTAACCTTATTATTTATATGGAAAACCAAGAAAATATTATCAGTGCAATTGATAAATTATTTAATAAAAATTCAATTTTTTCCAATAATTATATATTTATATATACACCGCCAAAAGTAGGTTCAACGACACTAGTTACATCATTGCGCGTATCTTTAGGTAGAAGTTATAATGTTCTTCATATCCACGATGAAACAATGTTATCAGTTTTAACAGGAATTAATGATGTTAAGATAACCGATATTATTAATTTTTTAGCAAATAATGGTAAAAATGTTTATGTATTTGATGTTTATAGAACACCTATAGAGAGAAAAATGTCCGAATTTTTTGAAAAAATATCTTCCTATCACTTTAACAATACAGAAGAAAATATTAGTCATTACTCTATTAGACGCATATTTGATAGATTTAATAAATTATTTCCTCATTTGGAGAATGGCGATCATTATATGGATAGATATAATATAGTGGAACCTATACCATTTGATTTTGAAAAAAAATATACTGTTCAATTAATTAATAACGTAAAATATATAAAGCTAAGATTATGCGATTCACAATTATGGGGATCAATTCTCTCTAACATTTTACAAACAGATATTGTTTTAATTAGTGATTATAAAACAGAAACAAAAAGTATCGGTGAGTTATATAACAAATTCAAAAATGAATATAAGTTACCTGTAAACTATTATGAAAATATAAAAACGTGCAAATATTTAAACTTTTATTATAGTGAAGAAGAGTGCAATAATTATTTAAATAAATGGAATAATAATCTTGAAGAGGAATGTATCCCATACACAGTTGGCGAATTTGATTTTTATATGAATTTATGTTTAGAAAACCAATATATAAATGATATACAAATAGACCATTATATAGATAATGGATGTTTTTGTGACTTATGTAAAAATAAACGTAGAGATATATTTTTTAGAGCTAAAAAAGGAGAGAAAATATTTGAAAAAATTATTCATGATAGTGTAGTTTTTGAAGAAAAACAAAATATAATAAAACGAGGGATTGAAATTATTAATAAAAAAATAGAAATTCTTAACAAAAAAAGAGCAAATAAAAAAATAAAAAAAAATCAGTTTGCAATAAATCATAAGATGTCATAATAAATAGAAAAAATTCAAAATATCTAAATAAAATACATAAAATATCTTGTAAATTTACTTTATTTTTATATATTATAAAATGACAGAAACTTTGTCAAATCCAGGTTCGTTGGTTTATCCTACTGTTGTAGAAGGTAAACAATTCACAAATGTCTTGCTTATTGATAGAAGCGTTCAAGAGTATCAACAATTTATTGATTCAGCTAATGCGGATACATTTCCTATTGTGTATTCTGTTATGTCTTCAAAAACAGATCTTTTAGCATTGTTAAAAACAACCTTTACAAGTATTTCAAGAATAGGTATAGTTTCCCATTCTTATTCTTCTGGTGATGCTATTACGTTTTTAGATAATGAAAAATTGTTTATACCTAATGAAGTAAATGCGAATCAACAGTTTATCATAGATGTAATTAAGGAATTTCAAATAAAAAACATTGATTATTTAGCATGCAACACTCTAAATTTTCCAAATTGGGTAAATTATTACAATAACATAACTAAAGATACAGGAGTAACTGTAGGAGCTTCCAATGATAAAACAGGTAATATAAAATATGGTGGTGACTGGACAATGGAATCTACAAGTGAAAATGTAGAATTGATTTATTTTAGCAAAAGTATAGAATATTATCAATATTAATTAGTTGTATTTACACAAAATAATATTACTTATACAACTTCTGGTAGTAATTGTAGTATTACAGGTTATACAGCTGGTTTAGCAAGTGATATAACAATTCCTTCTACTGTGACAAATGCTGGTATAACTTATACTGTAACAAGTATTGAAAATTATGGATTCTCTAGCTGTTTTATTTTAAGAAGTATTACTATACCATCCAGTGTAAAAAGTATTGGTACTCAGGCATTCTATAATTGTACTGGTCTAACAAGTGTTACTATCCCATCTAGTGTAACAAGTATTGGAGATTATGCGTTCTATTATTGTATTGGTCTAACAAGTGTTACTATCCCATCTAGTGTAACAATAATTGATAATACATTCTATAGTTGTACCCTTCTAACAAGTGTTACTATACAAAGTGGTGTAACAAGTATTGGAGATAAGATGTTCCTAAATTGCACCAGATTGACAAGTATTACTATACCATCCAGTGTAACAAGTATTGGACAACAGTCTTTCCAAAATTGTTCTGGTCTAACAAGTATTACTATACCATCTAGTGTAACAAGTATTGGCACTTATGCATTCTATAATTGTTCTGGTTTGACAAGTATTACTATACCATCCAGTGTAACAAGTATTGGTATTCAAGCATTCTATAATTGTTCTGGTCTAACAAGTATTACTATACCATCCAGTGTAACAAGTATTGGACAACAGGCATTCTATAAGTGTTCTAGTCTAACACCTAGCAATATAATAATGCCAGAAACCCTACAATTAAATGCATACCAATTTTATATAGATCCTCTAGTTAAAATACTCACAATACAATACGGTGTAAAAAGCATTGATGATACTCAATTCCAAAGTTGTACTGGTCTAACAAGTATTACTATACCATCTAGTGTAACAAGTATTGGAAATTCTGCATTCTATGGTTGTTCCGGTTTGACAAGTGTTACTATACCATCTAGTGTAACAAGTATTGGCGAATTTGCATTCGGTATTTGTACTGGTCTAACAAGTGTTACTATACAAAGTGGTGTAATAAGTATTGGAAATAATGCATTCTATGGTTGCGCCGGTCTAACAAGTATTACTATACCATCTAGTGTAACAAGTATTGGTACTTATGCATTCCAATATTGTGGTCTAACAAGTGTTACTATACCATCTAGTGTAACAAGTATTGGAAATAATGCGTTCGATAGCTGTTCCGGTTTGACAAGTATTACTATACCATCCAGCATAACAAGTTTTGGAACTAGTGCATTCGCTGGTTGTACCGGGTTGACAAGTGTTACTATACTAAGCGGTGTAACAAGTATTTCACTAGGTGCATTCTATGATTGCACCGGTTTGAAAAGTATTACTATACCAGGTTCCGTAACAAGTATTGGCAATCAGTCGTTCCGAGGTTGTACTGGTTTAACAAGTGTTACTATACTAAGCGGTGTAACAAGTATTGAACAACAGGCATTCCAAAATTGTTCTAGTCTAACAAGTATTAGTATACCATCTAGTGT